TAAGGAACTTTAATAACGAAAGGTTCTTGCGTAAGATTGACCAAGACAAATACTTTACTGATTTTAAATTAGAAGGTGCAAGTAATTATGCCTTCAATTTGATACTGAAAGAAAAAGATAATGTTCATTTGGCCAAACTGATGAAGGCAATGCAAGAGAATGGTATTGAGTTTCGTAGAGGTAGTGCAGGCGGTGGTAATCAGTTGAGACAACCATACTTAAAGAACTTGGTACCACCAATGCACTTTGAGGAATTTAAAAACACAGAACACATTCATTTTTATGGGTTCTATATTGGTAATTTTCCATCAATGACAGTAAAAGAGATTGATGAAATTTGTGAAATAATTAATAAGGTATAATATGGCAAATATTTTAGTGACAGGCGGTGCAGGATATATTGGTTCAACACTTGTGCCAATGCTTTTAGATGAAGGACATAATGTTACTGTTCTTGATAACTTCATGTATGGTCAAACATCATTGAATCAGCTGGCACATTTAAAGAACTTCAATGTATTCAATGGTGATGTACGATCTCAGGCTGATTTATTTCCATTGTTGAAACAGGCTGATATTATTATTCCATTGGCTGCATATGTTGGTGCACCTCTATGTAACAAAGATCCAGTTGGTGCAACATCTACAAACAAAGATGCCATCTTTATGATGATAGATAAATTGTCTAAAGATCAATTAGTAATTATGCCTACAACAAATAGTGCATATGGTACAGGAACATATTGTACTGAAACATCACCTTTAAATCCAATTTCTAAATATGCAATTGATAAGGTCCAAGTGGAGAAACGATTGATGGATCATCCAAATACAATTAGTTACCGTTTAGCAACTGTATTTGGCATGTCACCTCGTATGCGTATTGATTTATTGGTAAACGATTTTGTATATCGTGCAGTCAATGATGGATTCATTACTCTATTTGAGGGCCATTTTAAACGCAACTATATTCATGTGCGTGATGTATCATCTGCATTTCTTCATGCCATACATAATAGTGACACTATGAAAAATGAAATTTACAATGTCGGTCTATCTGAAGCTAATATATCAAAGACTGAACTGTGTGATTATATTAATAAATTTATTCCCAGATTCTGTGTTACTCAAGCAGCAATAGGCAGAGATATTGACCAAAGAGACTACATTGTATCGAATGATAAAATTGAGGCAACTGGATTCAAAACACAATTCGGTTTAAATAGAGGCATTGAAGAACTCATTAAAGGGTTTAAAATGATTAATAACAGAAAATACGGAAATATATAATACCTGCTAATTTCAAATGATAGAATATAACAAAGAAAACTTACTTATAGTTTCCAATCTAATTATAAATAACCTTACACCTGACTTATTGCCAAAGAAGTGGGTAGAACGCAATGCATCTAATCCCATGTTTGGCCATTGTCATACTGCTTCTGGTTGCCTACAAAAGGTATTCGGTATAAAGAATATTAAACTGTACCGTGCATTAGATGATGAAGGCATTTGGCATTGGTGGTCAATTGATTTGCATGGTAATCTAATTGATCTGACTGTCAGCCAATACACTTCTGTTGGTAGAATACCTCCTCACAAGGAGGGTACTAAAGCTTCAATCTTGGGATTTGAGTACAGAAAGAGAGTTCAAAGGTTATTGGATAAAGTAATTAAAGACTTATCTGAAAACGGAACACCGCTATCATATGCTTAATTGAGAGACTTGTCAAGCGCTAATTAGGTAAATGTAAGCATATACAAATAAATGCTTGACAAACGCATTACAATAGTATATACTTACACCTAGTAAATCGATTGGAAATATCTATGTCTGAAAAGAAACCTAAACACTACATTAACAACCCAGATTTCCTTGCCGCACTAGTTAATTACCAAAAATTATGTGATGATGCTAAGGCTGCAGAAAAAGAAGATCCAAGAATACCAAATTACATTGGTGAATGCTTTCTGAAAATTGCAGAACATCTATCACGCAAACCCAATTTCATCTCCTATTCATTTAGGGATGAAATGATTGCAGATGGTATTGAAAACTGCCTAATGTACTTTCGTAACTTTAACCCGGCAAAGAGTAGCAATCCATTTGCTAATTTTACTCAGATAGTGTATTATGCTTTCTTGCGCCGTATTATGAAGGAGAAGAAACAACTCTATGTCAAATACAAGGCAACTCAACAGATTGGCATTTTAGATGAATTTGAAATGTATGAAGATGCCGATGGTCATTCTAGGCAATTCCAACTGTATGATAACATCTCCGAATTCATCTTCAATTTTGAAGAAAGTAAGAGAAAGAAAAAAGCAGGCAAAACAAAAGGCCTTGAGAAATTTATTGAACAAACATGAAATTAGTTATTCTAGGTGATTCCCATTTTGGAGCCAGAGGCGACTCATTAGATTTTCACCGATATTTTGAAAAGTTTTATAGTGAGGTATTCTTTCCTTTTTTATTAGAAAATAATATTAAGGTAGTATTTCAACTTGGTGATCTATTTGATCGCCGCAAGTTTATCAACTTCAACTCTTTGTTCTTAGCTAGAAAGTATTTCTTTAACAAGCTAAAAGAACATGACATAACGATGCACACATTATTGGGTAACCATGATGTTGCATATAAAAACACACTTGAAGTTAACTCATCAACTCTCCTGTTGAATGAATATGATAACATTAAAGTTCACGATGATTTCACAACATTAAACTTTGATGGTATTGATATTGATGTGGTGCCATGGTTGTGTGATGATAACAACGATTCTATATTCGATTCTATCAACAACACAAAGTCTCAAATTTGTTTTGGCCATTTTGAAATTGCTGGGTTCGAAATGGACCGTGGCAATATTATTGATATAGGTATCGATAAGAGAAAACTATCTAAGTATGACATGGTACTCTCTGGCCATTTCCATCACAAATCAAATGATGGCCACATCTACTATACTGGCACACCATATGAGATGACTTGGTCTGATTACCAAGATGAAAAAGGATTTCACACCTTCGACACACATACTAGAGAGTTGGAATTTATTCCTAATCCCAATTGTATGTTTCGCAAGATCGTATATGATGATAGTCAAACTGATTTCGAATATTGGAAGAACTATGATTTTGCATCACTAAAAGATAGTTACATTAAAGTGGTTGTTGTTAACAAACAAAATCCATTCCTGTTTGATAATGTATTGGATAATTTGTACAAGATTGGTGCATGTGATATTGCTATTGTTGAAGATTTCTCCGATTTGATTGTCGGTGATGATACTGATATTATAGACCAAGCTGAAGATACAATGACAACACTTTCCCGTTATGTTGATAACTTGACATTGGATATTGAACCAGAAAAATTGAAAAACATTTTACGGGAATTATATGTTGAAGCCTTAAATACTGAAGTTGCTGAATGATTTTATTTCGAACCATTAGATATAAGAACCTGTTAAGTACGGGCAACTATTTTACAGAGATTAAACTTGATAATAACACCAACACATTGGTTGTGGGTGAAAATGGTTCAGGTAAATCTACTATGCTTGATGCCTTATGTTTCTCACTATTCGGCAAGGCCTTTCGTAATGTTAACAAACCACAACTGTTAAATTCAATCAATCAAAAGGATTGTGTAGTTGAAGTTGAGTTTGATGCTAATAATAAATCATACAAAATTATTCGAGGTATTAAACCTGGCATCTTTGAGATTTATCAGAACGGCATTTTACTGAATCAAGATGCAGCCATCCGTGATTACCAAGAACATCTAGAAAAGTTTATTCTGAAAATGAATTATAAATCTTTCACTCAGATTGTAATTCTTGGTTCAGCTTCATTTGTGCCCTTTATGCAATTGTCAGCCTCTGACCGAAGAGCAATTATTGAAGACCTTCTTGATATTCAAATCTTTTCCACAATGAATGGAATTGTTAAAAACCGAATATCTACAAACAAAGATGAAACTTCAGCCAAAAAATATGATATTGATTTAACTCGGCAAAAGTATGAGTTAGAAAAGAAACATATTGAAGAATTGAAACAGAACAATGATGAGAAGGTGAAACAGTATGAAACTGAAATTCAAACTAATAACGGTACCATACAAACCTTACATGACGAAACTGCTAATCTCTCAGCAGAAGTTGTTTCGCACTCTGCCACGGTGGCATCACAAACTGAAACTGAGGGTAAGGTCAAGAAACTTGGTAAACTTGAATCGCAAATTGAAAATAATCTATCTAAATTTAACAAAGATATTAGTTTCTTTTCACACAATGATGATTGTCCAACCTGCCGGCAAGCTATTGCCATGGAGTTTAAAGAAGAACAGTTATCTGCCTTGCAAATCAAAACGACTCAATGTGAAAATGGGTTGAAGGAACTAGAGACTAAATTATTGGATGAACAATCTAAACTAAATCATATTGCTGGTGTACAAAAAACTATTCAGACTCTACAGATTAAAATTGCCACTAATAGTGCTTCTATAACACAAATACAAAAGTATATTGTGAAAATCCAAAAAGAAAGTGACCAGTTACAAGTGACCAAAGGTTCAACAGATATACAAGAAACACAACTGAAAGAACTCTCAGGTCATTTGTCAAAGCTGCAATTGGACTTAAAAGAATTGATAGACATAAAGACATACTATGAAACGGCTTCGGGGTTACTAAAAGATACAGGCATTAAAACAAAGATTGTTCGCCAATACTTACCGATTATTAACAAACTAATAAACAAATATTTATCTTCTCTAGATTTCTTTGTTAATTTTAATCTCGATGATTCGTTTAAGGAAACTATTA